CATGCCTCCAAATATTTCATAATGTAATCCACAATAATCTTCTGTTCTTCCTTATTGTTGTTCTTGAACTTTGTAACATTGAACATCAATGTCATATTAGAAAGAATGTTTGCAATCTTTGTTTCCCGACCTTGTAGCCAAGTTTCATTCTGATTGCTACCACGCTCTTTGTAACGCTCTTGACGAATACTCTTATCGGTTTCTAGATAAATGATTTCAGTATCGTAATTCTCAACGCAATGTTCTAAGAACGTTGATGTGAAAAGACGGTCGCCCTCAAAAAGAACAACCGAATCTTTATGCAAACTTGCTAGGAATTTAACTGCTTCTGGCTGAACTGCCATAGACATGCGATCGGTTCCAGAGAAAGTTTCGCCTTCGTCATACTTACCTAGTATATAAAGAGAACCGCATTGGATATATGGAACTAGTTTAAAATTATCATAACATTTTACAGGAATATACTTATCTAGAATTTCTAGAATCTGTTTAACTAACGTAGACTTACCAGCACCTGGCTCCCCACCAATCGCAATTATTTTCATTACATAAACCTTTCAATTCCTATACTCTCAGGTTTAACAAATAAACCTGTACAGTCTAGAATACCATTCTCACTATACAAAGCCATTTTACTATTGTTTATGTGATTAGTCAATAGTTTATTATTTAGAGTTTCATTACGAGCGTCCCACATTGGTTGCCAATCAATACCATCCCATCCATCTTTTTCACACTGAGTAATTTCTTCAGCCTGACGATCTAGATAATAACCAAGATATCGACCATGTTTTACTCTGAATAACTTTTTAAAAGAACAGAGACATGTTTCCATATCAAAATAATCAGTGTCAGGAAAGTCTTTCTTAACTTCTTCTAGAATTAGATACGCCTGTGCTTCCAGATAAGCAAGTTGACTGACATCTAATTTTTTATCAATCCATTCAGGCTTACCAAGAGCGAAGCATAAACCATTGCGGTGAGATCTTGAGCCAGAATAATCTTCAAGCATTAGACTGCTCGGTTCAATTGGTAAACCGCAACATTGCTTTAATGTTTGCATGTAGAACCAAGTTGAATATCTACCAAACTTATGAAAGTTTCCCTTGACCTCGTCCCATAGTAAACTGAAACTTAATTTAGGGCTACCCGGAGCAAGGAAATCTTTAAACGCTTCTGCTTGCGATCTATCACCAACCCAGTTTTTATAAGATTCAAACTGAGCAGGTAGATGGCCTTTGTTCCATTTAGTATCTGTTTGATACCGTAGACGTTTATAATTCTTACTGTTCCAATCTTTCAAACGATCAAGACCAACAAGTTCCATATCAGGAAACTCGTTCCAGATAACCCACGTTGTCGGAAAATGATACGTTGTACCGTAGATCCAAGCAATCCAGAGTTTCTGTTCTCTGTTATGTTCGAACCTACGGAACAAGTAATTGGTCATAAAGATAGCGGGGTCGCAATCCTTAATGGAAAGCGACCACCGATACCAGTTTATAAAATCTTGCTTACGCTGCTTTACGATTTGCTGGTTCACTTATTACCTTATTTGTCCTGGTGTCCCAGAAGCAAGGAAGAAATTCCAACTCGATCCATTCAAGTTTAGCAATGGCCAAACATTCACGGACTTCTTGCTCAAGAACATCTCTCTCAAGATATTCTTCAACATTCTTAAAGTGAATGAATATTTTGCCTTTCGGATTATTTCTTGCCGAGGGACGATTCTTTGTCTTTTGGCGCAAACTATTTACCACACCACCAATACCCGAGTGAATGACAGTGCTTATAGACTGACTGATACAACCAGCATAAGGATTTTCTGCAAGGTAAGAATTTACCTTCTTCTTCAGATCCTTATCTACCCAGTTATAGAAATTATACTTGCTGTTAATTTCGTTAGTGAAATAACGATCTTTAGCAGCGCTGATCAAACTCTTTAGAGACTTCTCAGAGAATTCTCCAAGATAAAGATCAAATACAATTTCTTCCATTTCATCCGAATCAAAAGGAATTCCATCGACATAAAGAGCTTCAATCTTGCGCTTCACATCTTCCTTAGAATTACCTTCCTTGACAACTGGCTCGTGATTCATAAGAACCCCGAAATGATCCATAATAGAAGGATCATCAAGGAATTCGTCAGAATTAATATAAATTACGGGCACAGTTGCCCATTTAGCTTCAATTGCTGCACTGAGCGTATGATTACCGTCAAGAATCTTTTTCTTGCCGTCACGGAAAACAACAACCACAATAGGATTGATATGCTGATTGGCACGCTCTGGATCGTTCATACGATCTACAAGTTTATTTACATGATGATTATGACGTAGCTTAAAACGAATTTGAATTCGTTCGAAATTCGCCAACTCTCCAACGTAAACATTATGGACTTCATAATGTTTCTTGATTTTGTTTTCTTTTACCTTATTTGCAATCGATCGAGCAAGACGAATATGCTCCTTATACGTAGATCTAGCTTTTTCGATAATGAAATCTGTAGAAATACATCGGCTAACGATCTCTCGCATTTTATCTGTGACGTGCGAAAGACTACATCCAGCACCACCACCATTTGTCTTATTATACATATCTGGGTTATTACGAGCATCTAATACATCAAGCATATAATGCTCGAGCGAGATACACTGTTCTAATGTGCCTTCAAAAAATTCTACTCGACGAAGAAACCCTTTGTTCCAGGCATCATTAAACGCTGGATCAGTAGAGCTCGAAGTGTAATAGTCTGAAACATTCTTATCAGAAAGTTTATGATAACCTACATAGACAATCTTAGTAGTTTCACGATTATACCAAAGATAACAAATAGCCTGTTTTGCAGTTTTCATAGGTCACTCCTTTTTGGACCGTTTCAAAATATTGGGCTTCCTTTACATCACCCAATAAACATATACTACCACTATTCTGCGAAAATGTCAAGTCCTTTATATTCGACGAAGAGCTCTACGCAGCCTCCCTTTCCTTTTTTCGTTGCAGCCTTATAGATTATATCGTCGAGAGAGTAATCAATCTTCTCGAATTCCGAAGAATTAATCTTAAACATAGCCAATAGACATCCACTTTTCTGTTTACCTACGAATTGTATGCCTAGTTTTTTGTAGAACGGTATAGCTGGAATTTCCGAAGAAACTCTGAAATAATGTGCGCTCGAATAGAAAGCGTAATACAAAGAATGATTGCATAGCTTTCTAGCAACTCCTTTGTTCCTATGCGCATAAAAAGTATGAAGCAATTGAAGGTTAGCCGTATAAGGTTTACGTTTCGAAATAGTTGTGAGAATGGCTCCGGCAAGGTCATCGCCTTCCCAGAGCCCAACAACTTCATTCCATTTGTCTAGCATGTCGCATTTAGCAACAAATGTTTTGGCAAACTTATCTTCTTTACGATCGCTAATGTTTGCTATAAATTGTTCTTTTGTAACTGTTTTAAACTGCAATGAACTCTCGGGATTTCTTTCCTCGCTCTTTTCCATATTTTGTTTTCTCCCATGACGTATAAATCTCGTGATCATATTTTAGTTCTGGAAATTTATAATCGCCTTCAAGAAGAATTTGTAGAACATCTGGGCCATTATTGAGCGCAGCGTCTATAAACGCTTCAACAAATCTAAATGAATCTTCTAACTCTCTACGGTCAAAAGAATTACGGAAACAACGGAACTCAATAGTTCCTGTGTGTTTCATACAATATGTATTAATTGCATAACGGAAAGGACGACCCATAGAAACGCCATCTTTACCTGCGCAATGTAACTTAATAAAATGTTCAAAACTAGTCGTAAGATTGATAATATTATTACACATATAATCAGGCATCAACCTACCACAATCTAACTTCAAATAAGTTTTTGCAGTCTTTGTAGAAGCCATATCCGGGTGCAATCTAAATGCATGGATACGATCAACTACTACATGTTGATTTTCTTTGATGTATGCAACCAATCGTTTGAGCGCATCAACATCTTCTTTTAGACCTGGAACATATACATGAACATGATTATGAGAAATACAATTACTAGTAGGATTGTTACCGTGCGATTTATAAAAATCAAGAATCTCAAAAATTCTGTCAACCTGTTCCTTCCAAGTTTTCGTTGGTCTTACATTAATTTCGCCGCCAAATGGTGGTTCAATGCCAAGCGGATCGCAAGCAATACCACGATAAGGTGGATTTAAATTAACAACATCTGTTTCTGAAAATTCCCACTTACCCAGTTCTTCTGGTAGAGGAAGACGGCGATCTACGTCACCAACTTCCATCTCAAATCCCCAAGTGAATGTTTTAGGATCATATGTCATTGTAGATCTTCCACTTTATTATGATTGAATATCATATTATTAAATTTAAAACTATTTCGGTGTGGAGTAACCGTATAAACCTCATACATATGCATTTTATTAATGATACCTTCAATTCCACTACGGTGAATAATATCTTCAGTTGAAGCGAACAGATAACCTTTATTTTGTATATATGTTCTATACAAAGGTCTTGCTTCGTTTCTGAATGCAGAGATCACTTTATCTTTATCAATCTTACAAACAGCCATAGAAGCAGGATGAAATTTAATCAAAGGATTATGACCTGTTTCAATCGCTCGAAGAATCAGTTCACTATCATTAGCAGTTTCTGTTTTATAACCATACGTTTCTTCCCAAGTCTCTGGTGGTTCTTGAGAGATTACTCCATTATGAACAATGGACAACTCATCAGTTGCCATTGGCTGATTATATCTTAGGTCGCTTGTAGAATATCTTACATGACCAATGCAATAAAGATTACCATCTTCATTGACCCAATCCCAAATATCCTTATCAGCTAGAAACTGATCAGCTGGAACTGGTTCTTTAATTGTAACAACCTTATCATTCTTTACGTATGATACACCAGTAGCGTGCTTTCCTCTAATCGTGGATTGAAGAAAAAGATTGCGAACTAAATCGCAATCTTCCGAAGTTACATCTCTTAATGCTATACCAAGCACACCACACATTAGAAGAATGACTCCAGTGAAGCCAATTCGTCTTTGCCGTAAGGATCTTTCATTCCATGAGCGTGAAGATAATCATACCATTCTTGCTCTTCCCACATTCCAGGAGAAACCCCATTCCACAATGGGCGATGTAATGGATGATCTTTATTCATACGACGTTCTTCCACAAATTGCTTACGCAGCAATTCATAGTCATATGATTTCAACTCAAGCATTTTCTCACGGAAATAGCAGACTACAGATATGCGCTCACAAGAAGGATCATCAGGCTTATTAAGCACGATAGGAGTATTACCATGGATAATCTCATGGTTGTTAACGAGTAACAAATCGCCAGGACGCACATTAACAGCGATACGATACTCAGGAAATATAAGATAACCACCAGTATATTCTCCAGAACCAAGGACAAGTAGATTAGATAAACCAGAATCAAGATCGCCAGCGTCTCGATGACATGCTGTTCGGAAAGTCTTGTTCACAGTCAATGTAGTAAACACTGTTCCAGGAACAAGAAACCTTGGATCAAGTTTATCTGCTGCAGCTTTCTGATTGCCCCAACGCCAAGGAAGTAATTCTCTAAAACCTTTATTCAGTGTTTGGAGAAATGGATATGCCTTTGAAAACAATTCTGGATGGTTTTCAGTGTATGCAGTAGCACGACCATACGGAATACGTGGGTATCGATCATACCAACCAGCAACGCCCGAAAACACTGACTTTGCATAGTTAGTAGTTGATGCCCACTTTTCAGCAACCTTTCTTGCCTCTGCACGCACTTCTTCGTTTGGTTTATTAGATAAACCATCTACCCATTTATCAAACCAACCATGATATTCCGGATACACTTTCTGGACTTCTGAACGTAACCATACAGTACCACGAGTTTCATCTGCAGGTTTAAATTTAGGATCTGCATACTTAGCGCGAATAGATGCAACTGAATTGTCATCAATTACCTTTGCGCCATCATCCATAAGAAAGTCTAAAATCTCCTGTTGATAAGGAGTAACCCAATCTCGACCACCACGACCTTCACATGCTAGCATGTCACCACGAGGGCCAGCAGCAAGACCACGATTTTGAGATTCAGTGGCTGCTTGCCTTAGACCTTCATACGCTCGTTCACATTCTTCCTTAGAAAAATAGTTTTTGCGAAACTTAAATGCGATACGTAATTCATCATTACCTTTATCACAATCTTCGCATTCTTTAGTTCCACAATCCGCTTTGGTAAGCGGATCGCATAGTGGTGGCATATAGCAATCAGTATCTTCTTCGATCAAAATATCATAATGACTCTCGTCAACGAAAGTGCCAAGAAGATGTTCACAATCGTGTTTTTGACGAGCAACAATACGTCTTACCATCACTTATCTCCGTATAGAACACTCTTAATATCTGGAGCAGTCCAACCTTCGGGTTTCAAAATCTTACCATCATCACGACGAACTACTTTACCGTCTACTAATTTTTCCATGTTAGATCTATGGACTTCGTTGAAGACTCTGTCCAAGGGAATCCCATAAGATGCAGCAGTGCCACAAACAATGTAAATAATATCAGCAAGCTCTTTGGCGACATTCTCTAGATCATCCTTATCTTCGCCTTCAAAATACTCTTCTACTTCTTCTTTTAAAAGTTTACGACGCAACACACGTTCGTTCTCATCTGGAAAATATGGAACTTCGCTGACATTCTGTCCGACTGCTGTTTGAAACTTTTTTACTTCTTGGAACATATTAGACATTATACTATAATCCTTATATTAAGTCAAAATTTATTATTGCTCTATAACTTTCCGTAGGTTGACTTGAACAATGATACCTTCTTCCATCAAAGACAACCATTCTGCCTTTCTTGGGAGTAACTCTCTTATGTATTTTAACATCAACTCCTTGCGATCCTGGAGGAGTATTATCTATAGTTTGTTCCATAATAATTGTATCACCATCAGAATCGTTTAAATAATATACACAAGCGTAATGCGGTTCTGACAAATCAACATGCAACCCATTTTGATCTCTGTAAAAATTTTGAGACAAAGGTAATTGCAAAAAAGACCTATTGAAATAAATATCGTTTATTTCTAAATTAGTTTTTTCTAATAAACTGTTGATGATAGGAACGCTTATTCTTTCATAAAGAGAAGAAACTACTCCATAATCCGGATGTTTAAATAACATATTAAACCCATAAGAAGGGTATTTTATATTACCCTTACTATAAGTCATATCTTTAAGAAAACACCAAGATCTTTCTGACAATACTATATCATGATACTCGTCTTGTAAGTTTTCAGGTATCACATCATCAATTATAATAGTTTCTTTTATACTAACCAATGTGGAGCCTCTCGCTTCGTCCATTTATGAAGATGTGTTTTACCCATCTTATAATAGTTACGATAATTTATTATTGGATCAGAGTCAATAATATATTCAGGAGCCATACAAGAAGGCATAGTAGTCATATCATATTCTTGTAAATTTTTAGGAGGAGAAGCCAACGTTGCTGAAATCTCGCCATAACACTTATGCGTTTTTTCATAACGATAGGTATACTCTTGCATCAACGCAAAGAAATGATCTACCAACCAATTGTAATTCTCGACGCTACTGCGAGCCCATACAGCAGATGGGTGATTGATGTGCGTAGCTGAATATATAATTTGTTCGCGCGAGTCATTTAGTAACCACCATTTTTTCTTGCGTGTTTTAATTTTACCATCTTCCTGTTCAACCTGCACTTCGAGTTGAATTTCTCGACCGTCTAGTAAACGATGTGCTGTGGAAAGCAGCTGAGCAGATTCGAGAATCATCTTAACAACATGACGATCTACCATCCACTCGGCTGCTTCCACGGGGTTGTCAGAAATATAGAAAATATTCATTTTTTTCTCATATACCAGTAAACAAACATTGCGAATACAATTATTATAAACCATTGTTCATAATATTCAAGCATTAAATTCAGTTTATAGAAATTAAAAAAATGATTCATTGTTTCCACTTTCTCATTGCTTGATCTCGATGAAACTTGTTCGCTCTATCATAGAAACGAATACCTTGTAGGTGATCGTATTCATGTTGAAATACTCTAGCAGACATACCTATAAACTGTTTTGTCAAACTATCTCCATTAGGAGTATTGAATCGAACACGAACTACTGTTGGTCTTTTGATTTTAACCAACAATCCAGGATAAGATAAACATCCTTCCTCGAGGACTACCTCGTCTTTAGATTGACTGACTATCTTAGGGTTATAGCAAACAAAATTCTCTGGAGCTCCACGCATAGCGAAAATACGATAAGGCACTCCTACTTGGTTTGCTGCCACTCCAAGACCATTATTCTCATACATGAACTTGATGAGAGTCTGCGCAAAATCGATCGGATCGAAGGGAGGATCTTTAAAATCGAATTCTTCACATTGTTCTAAAAGATATCTATCATCTAGTTTCATATTATAACCTCGATTTTTATTTTAGTCAATATTATTGTATCTGAGAGAAATTTTTATTTTTCACGAATTTCAATACGTTATTGAACTTCTCGTTCAAATGTTCTTTGTGTGATATAATGATAATATTATTATCTTTGGCTATCTCGCGAATAATGTTCATAAGATAATCTGTTGCATTTTGGTCCAAAGAAGAATCGAACACTTCGTCCATTATTAAAAGATTTGTGCTTATCGAGTTACGAAGTTTGGCAATTGCTCTCCATGTAAACAATAAAGCCAAATCAATTTTCTGTTTCTCTCCTTCAGAGAAAGATGCGTATGAAAAATCATCTCTATATCTAGACTTAATTGTTTCGTTGAAATTTTCATCGAGTTCAAACGAAACAAAAAAATCCATAGAAGAAAGATATTTATTAATCAATTTGTTAATGACAGGAACATACTGCCTAATAATTTTAGATTTAATTCCTGTATCTTTTAATAGAACTGTTGCTGCGCTCAAAACATCTTTCTCTTCGCTTAATTCATTATATCTAGTTTCTAACGCATTTAATTCTTTTTCGTAGTCTACTATTTTATCATCAACCACTTCATTCTTATCTTTTAGATTTTCTATCTCTTGATTCAATTGTTCGATATATTTGTTTAAAGAATTTATTGTTGTTTTGTATTCAACTCTTTCCATTTCAAATTTCTGAATATCATTGTTCATATTCATAATTTGTTTTAGGCGGTTGTTAGCAGTTTCATACTCTAAAGATAATAACTTCAACCCTTCTTCAGTATCTTTGATCTGAGAAGTTTTTTCCTCTATAGTTTTGTCTCTAAAATTTTTATCAATGTTTTGTTTACATGTGGGGCAATTTTCGTGATTACTAAAGAAAACAACATCTTGATTTAGAATGGCTACTTTTGCTTCTATCTGATGACGAAGTTTAGAGAGCTTTTCTAGTTTTCTAGAAACGCTATCATTGTCGCCAATATCTTTCTTACAAATTTCTATTTGTTTTGTTATTCTATCAATTTTATTAGTATACTCTTGGATTTTTTTATTGGTGTCTTTTATGTTTTTTTCTTTTTCCTCTACTAATTTATTATTATTAATCTGAAGTTCTTGTAAATGACTTTTAGTCAATTCAATTTTAGAGTTGACCAGTTTTTTAGAAGTATTAACTTCGTAGATATTTTCACTGTTTATAAGAACTTTATCTTTTAATATAGAATTCATAACAGTAAAGATTTGAAGGTCTAATAGATCCTCAATAATTTCTCTACGCTGACCAGAAGACAACTGCATAAAAGGCTGAAAGGTAGCTGAACCTAGAACAACTACCTGCGAAAAAGATTTATGATTTACTTTGATAATTTGTTTTTCTAAAAGTTCCTGATAATCTTTCATCTCAGCGTTTTGATTTAAAAGATTACCGTTCTGATATACTTCAAAAACAGTTGGCTTTATACCACGAACAATCTTATACTCTTTAGAACCTATAGAAAATTCTATTTCTACTAGGCAGTTCTTTTGTGTGATTGAATTTACAAGTTGTGGTTTGTTTATCTTTCGGAACGGTTTACCAAAAAGACCAAAACTCAATGCATCTAGAATCGTAGACTTCCCAGCCCCATTCTGTCCAACAATGAGCGTAGTCTCTTTGCTTGCTAGATCGATTTCTGTAAAAACATTCCCAGTCGAAAGGAAGTTCTTCCATTTTAATGTCTTAAAGTGAATCATTCAATTGTCAATGCCTCATGATATAACTCTACAATTTTATTTTCTAATTTGTTCTTATCAACGCCTTTTACTTCGGCGCCAGTAATATACTTCTTGAAAATTTCAATTGTAGATTCAGCTTCATCAATAATATCATCGTCATCTTCCAAATCAAGATTAAGATGATCTTCTACGATTTGTATGTCCACAGGATTTTGTTTTTCAATATTCTCTATAAATTTTTCAAACCAATAAGGATTATTCTTTTCAGTGATTATAATTTTAATTATCTTATTGGCAAATTGTGTATAGTCGATTTCGGAGTCTACAAATTCAGTATCTCCATCATTATACCAGAACTTATGAAACATCTTATACGGGTTTTCAATAAATGTTAATTGTCTCGTTTCTGTGTCAAAGATATGAAACCCTCGAGGATCGTTATAATCAGACCAAGTATACTCTGCAGGAGAACCGAGATAATTAATATTACCACGGTTTGAACGATGATGAAAATGCCCAGAACAAACAATATCAAACCGTCCAAAAAGTGACGGATCGTCTCCATGAGAAACGATTGATCCTTTAAACATTTCAAATCCTTCCAGTTCCAAATGACCGAAAGCAATTTGTGCATCTGTTTCCTTAATTAGTTTGAAGGAATGCTGTTTATTGTCATCACAAATCCAAGGAATTAATAGAATCTTGGTTTCACCGAACATTACTTCGGTTGCTTTATCATAGATATTTATCTCATATTTACGAAAAAGTTCATTAAAAGATGACACCTCATTAGTATTTTTATGATACGTGTCATGATTACCAAGTATCTGATGCCAATCTAAACCACGTTCAATAGCTGGCTCAATCAAATCTTTTCTTAAACGATACGCAGTATTGATGTTGATATATTTTCGGCGATCCACAATATCGCCGCAATGCACAACAGTTTTAATATTATTTTCGTCGATATATCTATAGAATACATTATCATAAAACCTTTTCATATAGTCATGAAAGACTAGAGAGTCATTACGGACTCCAGCATGACTATCGGTTAAAAGAGCGATTTTCATTCTTAGAACTTGCCTTTACAACAGCAGCCGTAACATAATCACGAATAGCGTCTAAACGTAGCAATAGATTTGCTCTTTCGTTTTCTCGAATATTTTTGTCGTTTAATCTATTAACAATATCCTGAACGACAACAGGTACTAAATGATCATTCTTCATTTTCTTCCACCTCTGAAAATTTTTCTACTCCAGTAAGTTTACTCTCTTTTTTAGATTTAGTCAACTTATCTTCAAACGAACGCACTATGTCTGACGAATACTCATTAGATTTCAAATGCATAGCATGCCCCGAATTTTCTACAATTTCGCTAAACAAATGAGAGTTCTCGAAATTCTTATGTTTTATATATGTCTGTTTCTTTTCTTTTTGTATTCTTCGAAGAAAGGCGTTCCATGCAATCTGTGTAAAATAAGCAAATGGATTGTTTGTTTTGTCTGGATTAAAATTATCAACTGCAGATATACAATCCATGATACCATCAGAAATCATTTCTTGTTTGTATGTATATCCTGAGAAGTTTGGTTTCTTAGCAAGATTATTACATATAAGGATAATCGATTCTCCAATATAGTTAGGCACTTGCGGTTTATCTGCATCGCGTTCCAGAGCATGTTGCAAATCATTCTTGTAATGGATCATGGCGCCATATAAAGTTTTGTTATTGATATAATTTTTTGCCTTAGCCATCATTCCTCACTTTTAAAAAATTACGAATAAAAAGAAACATACTGAAGATATTAAAAACCCAAAGACAGTTTCAGATATTGTGTGACTGTTAGTTTCAATAAGCGCATAAGCAAATATAGATAGTATACCTAAACAAGCTATAAAAGTCAATGACTTATTTGATAAAAAAGAAGCCCATAACAATATAATTGTTGCCATTGCCATATGTCCACTGGGGCTATACGGCTGTAGAATTATTTTTAAAAAACCAGTTATTACCACTGAAGAGAGAAAAGACAATACGAATCTAAAATTGTTTGACAAAATAAAAACAATATACGCTAGATAGAAAGCGATATTAATGTTTCCTATTTCAAGTATCTTTCTCAAAATTTCTATTGACATTTTTCCTGACACCCAGTATAATCATTAATGCGCTGATTGAAATTAAATATCCAATTGAACCTTATAGATCTTGTACTCAAACTTCTCTTCGTTATATATCTTTATTCTCTCCATGAAATGGAGTAAAGTATAGTTCTTCTTACTCTTCCAAGACAAATCGTCAGCTATATCAAAAAGGGTAGCAGAAGTTTTCGTATCAGACTTACGTAGTCCACGGCCAATTGACTGTAGATTCCTAATGCGAGACTTGCTTGGGCTAGCAAAAATAATATTATGGAGATTCTTAATATTGACTCCGGTGCTAAAAGTACCAAAAGAAGCGACAATAATAGCATTGTGATCATTTTCTACAACCTTTCTAATTTGTTCTCTATCGTCGCCAGATATATCTCCTGAAACGAAATAAACAGGACGATTATTGTTTTGTAACATATTAGCTAGATGAATACCATGTTTTTCTACAAATTGATATAATACTAAAGTATTACCCTCTAACGATAAAGCAAGATTTTTAATGAATTTATTTCTTGATTCTAACCTAACAAGGTAATCCATTTCAGCTTGATAATCGTTTGCTCGAGCAATCATCTGTCTAATTTCATCCGGATATGACAAAACAATAGCTTTAATTTTAAAATCAGCAAGATGTTTTTGATCAATAAGTTCTTTTGTGGTTGTTACTTTTCTGACTGCTCCGAAGAGTCCCTCAAGGACGAGGCGGTGGGTTTCAGTACCATCCAATGTTCCGGTAAATCCAAAACGATAACGGCATCCGGACATCTTAGTAAGTATAGAAGTAAGAGATTTTGCTTTGAAGAGATGAGCTTCGTCTCCGATGACAACATCAAAGTTTGCAAAGAATTCTTTAGGTAGCTTGTATACGCTTTGCCAAGTTGTGATTGTGATCGGTTTTGTTGATCCCTTATCCTGTCCAGCGAACACACGATGAACAAAAGTATCGGAGTCAAAACCATAGTCAGCAAAATCACTGGCAAGCTGACTAACAAGAGAAGTAGTTGGTACAATAATAAGAGTGCGTTTCGCATAATACCTCACAAGTAAATAGATAATAAATGATTTACCAGAAGCTGTGGGAGAAAGCATTAATCCTCTACGTTCTCTTACAGCATGAACAAAAGCATCCAACTGGTAATCTCTTGGCTGCATCGTAGGTTTTATTTTTTCAACAAACTCTTTAGCTTCCTTTAAAGAAAAGTTCTCAGAAGCAAAATCTGAAAGATATTCTAGTTCATAGTTTCTAGATTTACAAAATTCTTCTACATATTTTGTTAAACCAGCATACAACAAACCAGTCATGGCATTTAACAAGCGTATCTTACCATCCCAAAATTTAGAACGATAAGCGGGCATGAATTTAGCGCCAGGAACAGTGAACGTAAAGAATTCGCTCATTTCCATCATAATGCTTGGTTCGGCTTTTACTTTAATATAAACTTCGTCGAACCTTTCGATTTGCACTATATCCATTAAGCACCCATTGTAAATTTCTGCCAGTCAATCGCATTTTTTATCACGAAATTTCTATTCATAATAGACTTGATAATTGAATCTAGCAGTTCTATTTTTTCTTGTTGATAACCAATCTTAAGAGATAAATTGATAATATCCTGATCGGCTTCTAGATACATAGGAATATCGCTTTTAAGCACCATTCCTTTTGGAGGGAGCTTCCAACCCTTGTCTTTAGTTTCTTCGTTCGGCCCCTGAGTCAAAAACTCATACTTATCTAGTTTGAGTTGTCTCATGTCAGCTTCATGTTTTCGAAGAAGCATTTTCTCCTTAACATATATCTGATAGTATTTATGGTGAAGTTTTGGGATGTTTAGAGCTTCTTCGCCCAGTTCAGTTTTATCAATTTTAGTGTCGGTTTGCCAATGTTCTAGTATTTCATCTATATTCATAATAATCTCACAGGTTAAATAATTTAGATTTTAATAATATTATAGTATGTATATTTGAAAGAAGCAGTAGCTGTAATATAATTTACATCGCTATCAATTGTATTGAATTCAAGTCCAGATAGAGAAACTGGATACCCGTCAACGTAAACAATTTCATAATTGGCTGATTTGGTGCTAGATAAAACTATAACAGAAATATCTGAGTATATGCCTTCGCCAGTCCATTCTTTTTTGTCTGCAATGTTTTTATACTGTTCAAACTCTTCTGGCTTGCCTAATGCAGTTATCCAGTTATGAATCTCCAAATAATTCTGAAGATCTTCATCGACTTTGAAAGTAATCTCTAATTCGCCATAAGATAAATGATCGCCTGGTAGCGGTATATTGACGAATGGGTTTGGTGATACTGCAGGCGATAGATTGATTGCCGGTATGTTTACTTTCTGAATAAAGAAGTTTACATGTGGAGCTTTCTTAATCTGAAACTTGAAATTCAGAGGGGAAAGAAAGTTTCTATTAGATGGTGTGTTATCTATAGCTGACATGTTTTTCTCTAAAAAAGTGGGGGTGATTAGCCCCCTAGTCTGATGTTGTTAGATCTTTGCCTAACGATTTATTTAGTCTATAATCTTCCCAACGTTTTTTTGATGCAGCAGAAACTGCTAATCTTCTTTTATTATTAGGATCCGACCACTGTTCTTTCATTCTAGTAGCATTCTCTTCTTTCCATTCTTCAGTATGAGGTTTCTTTTTTATTCCACGAAGAGCTTGTTTATGTTCTTCGGTAAGGTTCTTACCTTTCTTAGCAGCAGAAATCTTTGCTGCTTTCTCAGAAGAACATGGTCCTGTCTTTTTGCCTTTTTTTGAGTATGATATTTTTTGTCCAACGGTTATGACGTTGTCTGGATACTGGTGCCAAGGATTATCTTTGCTTACTTTTAAATTGTAATATCTTATTTTCTTTTCCTCTGGCTTGATCATATCAAGGTAATATTGTTCCTCGATATACATCTGTTCTCTGGCCAGATTAGTTTTTAGAATTCTTCGTTTAAAATCATTTGGTCTACGTAAATATGCTTGTTTCATCCAAGTTGATGAACATATGTATCCGTCATCGACAGTTCCCCAATGACAACCTAGATAATATCTTTTGTGCTTCTTGTCATACCAAAGATATACAAATCCATACTTTTCCATAATAACCTCCTAAATGAAAATACCAGGGACCGAAGCCCCTGGTATATTTAGTCAGGTTATTAGTGAATAACCTTAAAAAATGTATATTTTACATAAGATTATTTACGATCACACGACGATAATATTTGTTAGTGCTAATAACATTAGAACGACCAAGACCCTGGTTAGTACCTTCGGCGAATGGGTTTGCAACCATGCCGTAACGAGTCTTAAAGCCGATCTTTGGCTGGAAGGATGACTGATCAACAGCACGAACCATCTGTAGTGGAACGTATGGGCAGTAGAATAGACCAGCGTCGAAAGCTGATGAACCCTTATAGCCAACTGTTAGATAGTTACCGCCTAGAGCGTATGGATCGATATAAACACGTAGACGACCATTTAGGATACCAGCGAAGGTATTTCCTGTATCGTCAACCTGTAGGTTATTTGAGTTAAGAGCAGGAGCGTAGTCAAGAACACCAGCCATCTGTAGAGCAGAAGCAACGTCTGAAGAACAGATAACGATGTTACCCTTACCACGACGAGTCTGCTTGGCGATCTGGTTAGCTTCACGCTCTAGCTGGAACATTAGACCCTTGAACTTTTCAACTGACCAACGACCGTTTGAGTCAGTATCAAGATCGAAGACACCAGCTGTAGTAACGTTATCCTGAGCGCCAGCTTCAGCAGTGAAGTTAATAGTACGAACAACTTCACGGTTGATTTCGGCTAGGATTTCAGCTGATAGAATGTTAGCTAGTTCTGTTTCAGCGTCTAGACCATGGATTGCCTTAAGATCCTGAGCAAGTTCCATAGTATACTCTGCCTTTAGAGCACGAGTGTTAGCAGTAACAGTAACCTTTTCAATTGAGAATGCCATCTGTGGGAAAGCAGTGTTTGAGTCAGTTCCAAGAGCTTCAGCCTGGAAAGTTGACATACCAGCACCAGTGTTATATGTATTAACAGCTGTTAGTGGTGTAGTATTAGTAGCACCTGGGATTGTACCAACGAACTTCTGACCGAAGGTGTTAGCGCCAGATGTAACAGAAGAGAACTGAGTGTTAACTTCGTTATAGAATGTTTCTGCGCCAGCGTTGTTATAGCTAGTTGTATTAGCATAACGTGAACGCATAGCGAAAATGAGGCCAGTTGGGCCAGTCATTGGCTGAACGCCGCAGATGTCGTAAGCAATTAGATTTGGCATTGCACGACGAACTAGAGAAATAAGAACTGGATCGAAAGTATCGATGCCGCCTGTTCCCTGAGTTGAGCTTGAAGCGCCCATTAGGTTTGTGTGAACAAGTGAACTTGTTTCTGTTAGTGTCTGATAGTCACCATGAGCTGCTGATTCACGGAGAGCCTTCTCTGTGTTCTCAAGCATAACTGCTGTGACTGAACGGCGGTGCTGGTCCTTAATGGCGCCAAGAGCGTCATGGTCTAGGACTGGAGCCCACTTGTTTTGAATTTCCTCAGCTAGATACATTTAGGTTTTCCTTTCTTAGAAATACACTTTATCTTATTTATAATATATTACTTTTTAACTGTTCTGGAGATAGCGTCTAGATAACGACCAACTGTTGGATCGATATTCTTAGTTACAGCTACTTCTCCTTCAAATGTTTCTTCTTCAATTGAAGAACTTGAAGTTGCTTCATTCTTAAAGTAGTTTTCCTTGACAATCATTAGCTTCTTAGCATAAACGTCAAGATCGCCGTCGAACTCAATTCCTTCAACTAGAGCAGCAAACTTTTCTTGTTGTGTCAATGCTAGATCGGAAGCAAGACTCTCAACGATATCCTGTCTTTCGTTCTCAACAACAAAGTTTCTTAGCTCAACGTTTTCTGTAATTGTTTCGTCAAGTTTTGCTTCTAGAGCTTCAACCTTTTCAGCCATAGCCTCTAGAACATCAACCTTTTCTTCTGGGACACTGATGTAGTGTTCAGCGAATAGGTTCTTCAATCCTTCCATGAACTCTTCAGCAAGTTCATTACGTAGGGTTGATTCGATAGCTACTTCGTTTTCTTTCATCCAGTTCTCAACAACATAATCGAGATATGTGTCGAGCTTTGATGTCATCTCTTCAGCAATTGAAGAAACTTCTTCCTGTAGCTTTGTTTCAAATTCTTCTTCAAGACGTGTCTGCTCTGCAATAACTCTTACGGAAACTGCAGCTTCGAATAGAGTAGCAACGTTGTCTTTAAATTCTTCTGATAGATCCTGACCGTTAAACATTTCTTCAATGTCTTCGCGGACATTTAGTTTTGGCATAGCGTCACGTGTCTTTGGAGCTGACTTAGCAGTTGCATCAGATGGCTTCATGTCAATAGTTGACTGATTGTGACCTGACTTATCACCAACACCCCAATCCTTACCTGGACCATACTGAGCTTGAACCTGATTGAAGAAATCGACAAGATCTGACTTGCCCATGCCAGCCATAACATTCATTACTGAAGTCATTGCTTTTAGTTTTGGCATTGGATCTGAATGACGAGCGGCTGGATGAAGTGAAGATGCAGCAAGAGTTTCCTCGTCAACTGTTTCTTCTCCCATCTTCTTACAAGAAGATTCCTTTTCTTCTTTTTCCTCTTCTTCCTCTTCCTCTTCCTCATGATGCTTCTTCTTGCCCTTTACCTTGGCTTCCTCAAGAGCATTTAGAGCTTCAAGATCGAATTCTTCGTTATTAGCCATTTAAATAGTCTCCTATTAAAGAAATTTACAATTATTTATAATTTTTTGTTTTTTACGATTAGAGAAGTGAGATAGTTCTCAAATAAGTTCAATTTCTGTTCTTCAAGTTGTCTTTTACTCAAAGAATGAATATTCTTCTTCATTTCATGAAGTTTTTCTTCATGCCACGAACCTTTGACTGGGTCGTAAATCCATTCAACGTTTTCCATAATACCATTTACGAAACATCCTGGTCCACTGGGATCAGAAACAATATCAACTGTTGAAAGTTTGAAATCAGGTTGAACGATCATGGCGCCATTTGATTCTTTTAATGAACCCATACCACGTGTAGAAACGCCAAGTTGTCCGCCTGATTCTAGGAGACCACGAGCAATCTCACCCATAGGTGTTGATGTAATTTTGGCCTTACCGTTTACATAGTTACCATCCCACTTTAATTCGGTAATGATATGAGAAACACGATCTAGATTGATAGTTGGACCTGATGGATGATTTAATTCGCCGAATGCTCTTTTTGCATTAACTACTTCACGAATATATCTTGACACTTCGTTTTCAAGAATATCTTTCTTATACAATCTACCGTTTTTATTTTTCTCTTCAGCAGTCATAAAGCGTCCCATAATATAATGGTGCTTCTTACCGTCTTCAGATCTTTCGGTAATATATTGAGTGTCTTCGTTTAATTCGGCGATGAGTTTCATCTGTTATCCTCTGTATGCTACTGGAGTTGCTAATAGGCCAGTGCCTTGTAAACCGTCTGTTAAACCTTTAGCAACAATGACAGGTGCTGTATTGGTTACAGTTGTATTAGCATAAACAACACCATTTGCGTATGAAATATTTAAAACTGCTGCAGCGCCAGTAGCAACCACTCTACAAAGATTAGCAGTATTTGAAAAAGTGTTAGCTGTTGAAATGCTAACCTCTGCTCCTAAAAGTTTTATAACCATTATAAAGTCCCCACATCTAGTCTACCTGTTGACCATCCAGCAGCGCCTGGTCCAGCATAATCAGTATTAGTTGCTGGGCCAGATTCAGATTGGCCGTGCATTTTCCACGCTTTAGCATATAGAACTTGCGTTCCTTTTTCTTTACCATACTGTTTTATGAAACGTTCTTTGTTTGACTTGATCCAAGATTCAATTTTTTTACTTGGTGGAGCAACTTCTTGGATATCTTCTTCTTTTAGCTTTGCTTTAGCTACAGAAGAACCACGCTCGCCAGCTTCGATATCACGTTTTGCTAATCCCGCAGACATTGTTCTAGCTCCACCAAACATAGAGCCAGTAGATTTTAATTGATTATACTGTTTCTTGCCTGGTTTTAGTTTTGTTACTGGTTTGTCAGAAGCAGCTGCTATAGCAGCAAGTTGTTTAGTAACTTTCTTATGCGCTACATCTTCAACACGTCCTTCTGAAACATGTTTTTTATCGGTAAGCATTTTCTTGCCTTTATATCTTGGTTCTTGATCGGAACCAGATGGGCAAGCAGCTTCGCCGTGAACTTCGCACATCACACCTTCATTGGTTTGATTACATGCAGCTTCATAAACTCCATCTTTCTGGAATTTATACTTTGAAGTCTTTTCACCACCACCCTTCTTACCCTTGAATGCAGCTTCTGCATCATATGGGTAATCATGAGTCTCAGTGTCATGTTTCTTTACAAAGGCAACGCCATCTTTAGCATTCCACTGATATAAATTCTTATCGTCAATATCTGGCGGAGCAACTGTAGTTTTATTTACTCCAGCGAACTGGCCTTTACCAGCAATATCTCTAAGTTTCTTCGCCATTATCCTCTTCCTCTGAGTTATCTATTTCTTGTTCTTGTTCTTCAGCATCATCTTCATATTCGACTTCTGGTTCGTAACCATACATCTGTTGAGCAATTTGTATTTTCTTATTCTCAATAGCTGTAGAGATACGATCAACAATCAAGTCATTAAATGCTGCTTCAAAATCTGTTGGTTTCTGGTTTAATGCAGAAATAACTAAGTCATCTAATTCATATTTATTAACGTCAGTCATTTACATTCATCCTTTATTATTGTTCTGTAGCTCTAACAGAACCTCTTTGTACTAGTTCTGGATTCTTTGCTAATACTTGTACCGCTGCTTTATATTTTGCTTCATCTGCCATAGTTCTATTAGCCTTTGGCATTTTCTTCATTTGATCTACGATTATTTCAGCGTTTCTAACTTGTTCCATTTTTTGTGCTAGTTCTGGATCTTGACCTTGCGAACCTTCAACACCTGGTTGAAGTTGCTGTTCTTGCATACCTTGCATCTGTTGATTCTGCATTTCAGCTTGCTGTAATAACATTTCATTATTAATAATAGCTGGATTAATCCATCTGTTTTCGCCTTGATCCGCCATTTGTGATTCTGTATTGATTTGTTTATCGTTCTTTGCTATATCATCGTCAGACTGTTGAAGAACGTTTTTACGAACCCATTCATGACTGTAATACTTACCAACCATATCCTGAATATTTCTTGCTTGGTTTATACGACCTTCAAGAATTTCAGCGTCTTTAAGTTCTGTAAAATAGTTATCCTTAGCAAAGTCAAAACGAATATCGTCGACGATGTAATTCCAATCTTCAATAGTAGTAACACCCTTGAGGATTAGTTGTTTCTTCAACATTTCTAGGAATAGGTTTGAGAATCTTCCTCTCAAACGAATACAAAAACGATTAAACTTTAACTCGTCTCTTGTAATTTCTGTGGCTCTACCAACTGAAAATAGAGCGTCTGAATTAAGTCTTGACACTGGAACATTAAGCGCCTGTAAGAACTTCTTTTGAAAGTATAAAACGTCGTCCATCTGTCCCAATGTCTGACCGCCTGGTAGGGTAGTAACCTCCGTACCTCTACCACCTTCACGACGAGGTAGCCAGTAATCCTCTAGCATCGTCATGAATTTGCGGTCATCTCTAATGTCGCCTGTCTGGGCGTCATAGATTAATCTGTTTTTATGCTTAACCATAATATCACGAACATACTGCTCTGCCTTCATCTTAGGAAGATTACCAACGTCAATATACCAAATACGACGTTCTGGTGCACGAGCAAGACGATAGATAACTAGAGCGTCTTCCAATGTTCTTAACTGATTAAGTGGCTTGATTGCTTTATGTAGATATGAGAGAACCATTGTTCCCTGATTGTCAGTAAGACCTGACACAATATGTAAAACTGAATCCTTAGCAATCTTTAAACCAGTAGTTGATGGGCCGACTGCTTTATTACCGAAATTGAAACCTTTGTCGTTAAAGATAAAATATTCATTAACTGTTTTGGTAACAATTGCATCGCCTGGATTGTTGGCTTGAATTTTTTTCTTTTGAACTTCGCGGACT